TCAGCAGGTACTATGGTAGCTGGTGGAGATATTGTAGCAGACCAATACTTATATCTTGTAGGTCAAGGTACAGGTCATGCAGCTTATACAGCAGGTCGTTTCATTATTGAAATAACTGGCTACGATATAGCATCATAAGGAGTAAACTATGGCTGACGCAGTAACATCACAAACCATCATTGATGGTGAAAGAAATTGTGTTATGAAGTTTACAAATGTCAGCGATGGCACAGGAGAATCCGCAGTAGTTAAGGTAGATGTATCTGCCTTAACTGCAAACTCTGAAGGAACATCTTGTTCAGAAGTTAGAGTAATGCGTATAAGTCATGCTATCGTAGGTATGTCTGTTCAATTATTTTTAAATGCTTCTACTAATGTTTTATTAGTAGAATTAGCTGAAAGTAGTAATGGACATATGGACTTTAAAGATTTTGGTGGACTTCCAAATAACGCAGGTAGTGGTAAAGATGGAGATATTTTATTTACTACAAAAGGACATAGTTCAGGAGACACTTATTCTGTTACTTTAGAAATGGTAAAAGTGTATTCTGATTAAAAGGAGTAATTATGAGTAAACAATTTGTAATATCAGAAACTGGAGAATTTCCAGCACAATATAAAGTTTTAAGATTAGACGAAGATGGTATATATAGACCTATATTTGGTCCAGACCCAGATTTGGAAGATGCAGAACGCAAGTGTGCTGAAATGAATGGTGACAGAGCAAGAAATGACAAAGGTCAACTTGTTGCTGATGATCTATCTACTCCAGATATTAACGAAGCTTATGTTGGTGGTAAAAAACCAGTTAAGAAAAAAATAACAAAAACAAAAAAAACAGTTAAAAAAACTGTTAAAAAATAGAGGAATTTATTATGCCAGGTGGAATGAGAAAAAAGAAAGAACCAGAAATGTACAATATGGGCGGACAAACTGGAAACACTATGATGCCAAAAGCTCCTATGAGTAAAATGTACCAAAAAGGTGGTAAGTTTTATATGGGTGGTGGTGGAACTATGATGACAGATAAGACTCCATCTTTTAAAGATGATATGCAAAGAAGATTTGGTGGTGGAGGAATGACTGGACCATCTATGAAAAAAAATAAATAGTTACTAGTAAATAAAAATGCCTTCACAGCGAAAAAGGGAAAACCCTATACGCAAAACAACTACAGGTAAGAGTGCTAACTATCGCTCTACTAAATCTGGTGCTGGAATGACTAAAAAAGGGGTTGCTGCTTATCGTAAAGCAAACCCTGGTTCTAAGTTAAAAACAGCAGTAACAGGTAAAGTAAAAAAAGGTAGTAAAGCTGCTAAACGCAGAAAATCTTACTGTGCAAGATCAGCAGGTCAACTTAAAAATAGTTCAGCTAAAACCAGAAACGATCCTAATTCAAGAATTAGACANGCTCGTAGAAGGTGGAAGTGTTAATAAAGGATAAATAATGGCAACGAGTGGAACAACAGCATTTACATTAGANTTAGGCGATATTATGGAAGAAGCCTANGATCTATGCGGTAGTGAGCTACGCTCAGGCTATGATTACAGAGGAGCTAAAAGAGCTCTAAATCTTATATTTTTAGAATGGCAAAACAAAGGATTAAATCTTTGGAAAATAGAACAAGGAACACAAACCCTTACTGCTGGCACAAGTAGCTATGCTTTACCTTCAAGTGCATTAGAAGTAGTTGATGCTTTTATTAGAACAGATGCAGGTGATACTAATGAACAGTTTGATCAAAGATTAAATAGAATATCTAGAACACAATACAATCATCAAGCTGTAAAATTATTACAATCAAAGCCTACACAGTTTTTTATAGACAAAGGCACTAGTTCTAACAATATTGTATTATGGTCAACACCTGATTCTAATCAAACATATACACTTGTTTATGACTATGTTCAAAGAATTGAAGATGCTGGTAATCCAGCTAGTAATAATGCAGATGTTCCTGGAAGATATCTTCCTTGTTTAACTTATGCACTTGCATATAATTTAGCTTGCAAAATGCCAGAAGCTCAAAACAGAGTACCAATGATTAAACAAAGGTATGATGAACTTTGGAATGAAGTAAGTGATGCAGATAGAGAAAGAGCAGCAATTAGATTTGTTCCTGATTTGAGTTCTTACTAATGTATGCAGTAGGTAAAAAAGCATTAGGTGACTGTGATAGATGTGGTTTTACCTATAAATTAAATGATTTAAAATACGAAGTACAAGATAGTATTCGTAATGGATTAAGAGTTTGCAATAGTTGTTTTGATAAAGATCACCCACAATTTAAACTAGGTGAAGTAAACACAGCAGATAATCAAGCTTTATTTAATCCAAGAGTAGATAGAGGAAGAAAAGAATCAACAACTTACTTTGGATTTGACCCAGTAACAGGAATAGGTTTAATCTTAACATCTGAAGTAGGAAAAGTTACAGTGAGTACAGAATAATGGCTTGGACATTTACAACATTAAAATCAGCAATACAAGATTATACTAATAATACAGAGTCTACATTTGTAAGTTATTTAGATGAATTTATAGTTAATACAGAAGATAGAATACAGAAACTTGTATCGCTTCCAGTATTTAGAAAAAATGTTACAGGTACTTTAACATCAGGAAATCAATATTTATCTGTGCCTACAGATTTTTTATCTTCACATTCTTTAGCTGTAGATAATAGTGGATATGAAATGTTGTTATATAAAGATGTAGCATTTATTAGAGAAGCTTATCCTAGTAGTTCTACAACAGGTGTTCCTAAATATTATGCTAGATTTGATGAAGATAGTTTTATAGTAGCTCCTACACCAAATGCAAATTTTACCGCAGAGTTACATTATGAATATACTCCAACATCAATTACAACAAGTAGTGATGGTACAAGTTATTTAGGAACTAATGCACCAGATTGTTTATTATATGGATCACTATTAGAAGCATATACTTTTATGAAAGGTGAACCAGATATTATGACTAATTATGAAAAAAGATTTCAACAAGCAATAGATAGATTAAAAGTCTTTGCTGAAGGAAAAAATACAAAAGACAACTATAGAAGTGGTCCAGTTAGACAGCAGGTAACATAATGTTTAGTGTAGATGTAAAACCAGTAATAGGAACTGTAAGTGTAGAAACAACTAACAATAAAGGTTTAAGTCCAGAATATTGGACACAAAGAATAGTAAATAAAATTGTAAGTATTAGTGATAATGCAGACCCTATGGTAAAAGCCCAAGCAGAAGCATTTAAAGACAATATAGAACAAGTTATTTTATTATATGTAAGGCAAGCTATTGCAAGTGATAGATCAACAGTAGCAGGCTTATTAGAAAAACAAGGTCATAAACAAATGGCTGATATTATAAGGAGAATATAATGGCAATATCACAAGCAATGTGTACATCATTTAAAAAAGAATTAATGACCGCTACACATAATTTTACTGCAGCAAGTGACCAATTTAAGTTAGCACTTTATACAAGTAGTGCTTCTTTAGGTGCAGCAACTACTGCATATACTTCAAGTAATGAAGCAAGTGGAACAGGTTATACAGCTAAAGGTGCATTTTTAACAAGTGTTACCCCTACTACATCTGGAACAACTGCATTAACAGATTTTAATGATTTAACTTTTAGTACAGCTACAATTACAGCTAGAGGTGCTTTAATTTATAATGAAGCTGCAACTAGTGACCCTTCAGTATGTGTATTAGATTTTGGTGGAGATAAAACATCAACTAATGGCGACTTTACTATTCAATTTCCAGCAGCAGACGCTTCAAACGCAATTATTAGAATAGCCTAAAATGGCTAATGTAACAGGCTGGGGTAGAGGTACCTGGGGTCAATCTAACCTTTGGAGAACCAATACCTGTAGTCGTTACAGGAGTTTCTGGCACAGCAACTCTTGGTAGTGAAACTGTTGTAGCTACAGCATTAGTAGTAGTAACAGGTTTAAGTGCAACATCAGCTTTAGGCAATGAAACTGTAGTTGCTGAAGCAAATATAACAGCAGCAACAAATTTAGGTACATCAGCTTTAGGAAATGAAACTGTTGTAGCAGAAGCAAATACTTCTGTAACAGGAAATGCAGGTACTTCAGCACTAGGTAATGCAATTAC